AAATATATGACGATGCGGAAAGGGAAATAGAAGAAATTAGATCAAAAATGGCTCTCGAATACGAACTTCCACCCTACGATTTTATTGGATAATGGCACTTAATCCATTTTTTCAGCAAGGTTCTTCTCGAACAAAGACTAATACAACAACTAATCAACGAACAGTTGAGAATGTATGGTGTTGAAGTTGCATATATTCCAAGAAAATTTGTAAAAAAAGAAACAATCATTAGAGAAATTAGTGCTTCAAAATTTAATGATAATTTTATGATTGAAGCATATATCAATACTTATGATGGATACACTGGAGCTGGTGATATACTGACAAAATTTGGTATGAGTCTCAAAGATGAGGTAAATTTAGTTATATCAAGAGAAAGATTTGAAGATTTTATATCTCCATTTTTGGAATCAATGCCAGATGATGAAATTACTATTACAACTAGACCAAGAGAGGGAGATATAATCTATTTTCCTTTAGGTAAAAGATTATTCGAAGTCAAATTTGTAGAACATGAGAAACCCTTTTATCAATTGGGAAATTTATATGTTTATGAATTGCAATGTGAATTATTTGAATATGAAGATGAAATTGGTGGATGGGAAGGAATGGATACCACAGTCGAAGAAATTGATGCCACATTAAAGACGCAAGGTTATATTAATGATTTGGAATTATTTGCATTTACAAGTCAAGCACAGGCAACTGTTGGAATATCTAGTGGATATATTAGAAGAATAATACTCAATAATGATGGTTATAGATATACATCAACTCCAACGGTAGCCATAAGTTCAGCACCATCTGGAGGAACTAATGCTACTGCGGTTGCAATTACATCCTGTATAGGTGGAGTTTGCTCTATTGATAGAATTTTATTAACAAATGCTGGAGCAGGATATACTACAACTCCAACAATATCATTCATTGGTGGCGGTGGATCTGGAGCAGATGCTACTTGTGAGATTATTACAGATTCATATGGAATAACTAACGTAGCAATTACCACTGGTGGATATGGTTATATCAATTCCCCATCAGTTACATTTGGATCTCCAGGATTTGGTGGAAATTCTGCTTACGGTGCTGCAGTAGTTAGTATTGGAAATACAATATCACGAATTTTAATATCGGATGCTGGCAGTGGATATGGAAATACATCCATAACTATAGCATCTCCACCATCCCCAACAGGAATTGGTACTTATATATTCAATGAAGTTGTTACTGGATCTATTTCTGGAGCAAAAGCATCAGTTAAATCTTGGGATAAGGATACAAGTATTCTTCAAATTGGTATAACTTCTGGAGAATTTTTACCTGGAGAAACAATTGTCGGTAGTGCATCATCATCTAGATATACTCTTAAGAAATATAATGTGAGTCCATCATCAGATAAATATGAACAAAATGATGAGATTGAAGCGGAAGCAGATCTTATCATAGATTTTTCAGAATCAAATCCATTTGGAAATTACTAATGTTAGGAACATATTACTACCATCAAATAATTAGAAAAACTATTATTGCTTTCGGAACATTATTTAATGAAATTTATATAAAACATGATGATGAGAACGACAATGAATATTCGGAAATGAGGGTTCCATTGGCATATGGACCAAATCAAAAATTTTTAGCACGTTTGGAACAGCAACCCGAATTGAATAAACCAGTTCAAATAACTTTGCCAAGAATGTCATTTGAAATGGTATCTTTAAATTACGATGCTACTAGAAAAACTAGTGTAACTCAATCATTTAAGGCATCTGATGGAGTAAATTTAAAAAAAGTTTATTTACCAGTACCATATAATATTGGATTCCAATTAAATATATTTTCAAAATTAAATGATGATGTACTTCAAATTATAGAACAGATATTGCCAAATTTTCAACCAGCATTTACTGTTACTGTAGATTTGATCGATTCTATTGGTGAAAAAAGGGATATTCCAATTGTTCTTGATGATATTTCTTTTAAGGATGAATATGAGGGAGATTTTTCTACCAGAAGAGCATTAATTTATACTTTGAATTTTACAGCAAAAACCTACTTATTTGGACCAATTGCTAGCAGTACGGAAGGTCTCATCCGCAAAGTTCAAATTGATACTTATGCAAGTACTGACGTTAATTTGGCAAAAAGAGAAATGAGATACACTGTTGTTCCAGATCCAATTGATGCTCAACCTGGTGATGATTTTGGATTTAATGAAACTTGGGAACAATTTTCAGACTCTAAGACTTATAGTCCAACACAACAGACGGATATTTAGTAAATTATGAAAAATAATTATGAAGGATTAGATAATGCCCTGAATATTGAAAGTAGTATTGTTGAGGTAGAAAAACCTAAAGAAAAAATTGATATTCTTCCAGTAAAATCTGATGATATTAAAAAAGATTATGAATATACAAGAGCAAATTTATATTCATTAATTGAAAAGGGGCAAGAAGCAATTAATGGAATTATGGAACTTGCTGGAGAAGGTGGTTCTCCAAGAGCATATGAGGTTGCCGGTCAATTAATTAAAAGTGTTGCGGATACAACTGATAAACTAATTGATTTGCAGAAAAAACTCAAAGATGTCCAAGAAGATACTGTAAAGTCGCCAAGTAGTGTGACCAATAATGCTTTGTTTGTTGGGTCAACAACAGAATTGTCAAAAATACTTAAACAAGGTTTTCTAAATAATAAAGAATAATATAAGAATCTTGTGTTTAAAATAAAATCTCATAAAACAGTTGAACAGATTGCGAAGAAACATCGTATGGATGTTTCGGATATTCAAAAGCAACTTGAAATGGGAATTCCGATTGAACATGAACACACACAGGATAAAGTTTTAGCAACTGATATTGCTCTTCAGCATTTAGATGAGATTCCAGATTATTATACTCGTTTGAAAAAAATGGAAGCATCTGCAAAGAAAGAGCATAAGAAATTTAAAGATGTCAAAGAAGCAACTGATGGAATTAAAGCAAAGGATTATAAAGGCAGGTTAGATAAGTGGTTTGATGATGGTGGATGGGTTCAAACTGGTGGAAAGTATGATGGGAAACCTTGTGCCAAACAACCAGGACAAAAAACAAAACCTTATTGTAGAGATCCCGATGATCGTGCCACAATGGATGAAGATGAAAGAAATGAGAGAGCTGCTAAAAAACGTAAAGAAGATCCAAACCCAAATAGATCAGGTAAAGCAAAAATGGTAACTCAAGAATCTGCTGGTGAAAAAGACGCTTGTTATAAAAAGGTAAAATCTAGATATAAAGTTTGGCCAAGTGCATATGCGTCCGGAGCACTTGTAAAATGCCGCAAAGTTGGTGCTGATAGTTGGGGAACTAAAAGTGAAGCGTGTTGGGATGGATATGAAGCAAAAGGTATGAAGAAAAAAGGTAAGAAAATAGTTCCAAACTGTGTCTCGGTTAAAGAAGAAACTGGAATGGTAAGATACTGCCCACAATGTAAAAAAGATGAGACTCGTAGTGAGTGTAAATATGGACCAAAATATTGGGATATGTTCTCAATGCCAATTACTTTAAACAAATATGATCCAAATACTCCACATCCTGCCAATGAGGAGAAGGATTATGAGTATTCAATGGCGCGTTCTGAACTGAACACAATTATGAACGCCGCAAAAAGATTAAAGAAGAAGATGAAAGGTAACGGTAATATAGAGGCATGGGTTCAATCAAAAATTACCAAAGCTGCAGATTATATTGATACTGCTGCCGATTATATTGATAGTGGTGAAAGTAAGGTAAATGAAGATGTTACCATCGAAGATGCAAATGGTAATACATTCCTCAGAATTATTGACATCATTAAAGCAGATCGCCTGGTTAAAGAAACAATTAGTCCAACTATTGCTGGGGGAAGGTCTCCATACAAAAATCCCTCTCTCCCAAAAGAAAATCCAGATGATATAAAAATTAGAATTATAAAAGGAAAAGAACCAAAACTACCTTTAGCAAAGGGAGAAGGTGGATCTCCATACGAACCATATAAAGCACCAAAAGAAGATCCAAAAAATCCCTATGTTCCTGCACCAAAAAGACCAAAGGTTCAATTAGCACACTACGAATCTGAAGGAACTTATATTGAAGAGCAAGTAGCAGATACGAATATTCCTTCCGATAAAAAACCATTTGATGTTGCTATTCAAAAAATTATGAAAAGAAAAGGCCAGATGACTCCCAGACAAAGAATTGTTGCTTTAAAGCAGGCAGGAAAACTTCAAGGAGTTGATGAAGGAAAGACTTTTTTCCAATTTATGATTGAAGCATCTGCCGCTTGGCAAAGAAAAGAGGGAAAGAATCCTGAGGGTGGTCTAAATAAAAAAGGGATTGCTTCTTACCGCAAAGAGAATCCTGGGTCACATCTCTCACTTGCGGTTACAACAAAACCATCGGAATTAAAGAAAGGGTCAAAATCAGCAAATCGCAGAAAGTCATTTTGCTCCAGAATGAAAGGAATGAAAGCAAAATTAACAAGTGCAAAAACTGCACATGACCCCAATTCAAGAATCAATAAATCATTAAGAAAGTGGAATTGTTAATATGTCTCAAGACTTGAATGATTTTTTTAAATTATTAGCAGAAGATAAAAAAAAGAAAAAAGAAGAATTTGATTCTATAGTCGGAGACTTGGGATTAGATTCACTTTTTGGTGAAGTTGCTAATTTAAAGAAAGAAACTAAAAAGAAGAAAATACAAGAACAGAAAACTGTAAAGGCATTTGAGGATTGGTTATATTCAGAGACAACCAAAGAACAAGAACAAATTATTGAGGATGTAATTGAAAAATCTTTGGATGAAGTCCTTGAGGTATTAGAAGACCATAAGGAAGAACTTGAAGAACCCAAAGAAGAACTGATTGAAAAATCATTAGGACTTCTTGCTGAACCAAGTGATGTTAAAGTTCAACAAGACCCATTAACTCCATTAGACCAAAAGTTCGCAACACTTGATGATTTACAAAAACATTACAGCACTTTCCTTTCTCGTATTCAACAACAACTATCAACAGTTGGTGGTGGGGGAGAATATCGTTTTAGATATCTTGATGGACTTGTAGGAATTAAGACAAATCCAAGTGCGTATGATGGTAAGTTTCTACAATGGAACTCAACCACCAATAAAGCGGAGTTTGTAAATCCAAACGCTGTTGGTATTACAAGTATTGTTTCTATTAGTGGAGTCACAACTTATTATCAGGCAACCGATAATGATGATTATATTGGTGTCAATGCTAGTGTTCCTGTAACAATAGTTCTTCCAACATCTCCAAATACTGGAAAAAAAATCATCGTCAAAGATGAGGGAAATAATATATCTACATATAGTATTACAGTTCAATCAGGTATTGGTAAAAGTGTAGAAAACGATACTTCGGTGATTATGAATATCAATCACCAATCCCTAACTTATTTTTATAATAATTCTAACTGGTTTTTAATCTAATATGTCATACAATCCTCTTCCCCAGCCATCACAATCTGTAATTCTTACAGGTGCAGGAAATACATTAGTAAGTTTTGCTAATCCATTTCCAGTTTCATTAGGTTCTTCTAATATTACAATCACTGGTGATGTAAATGTAGGAACAACTGTATCAGTCACAAGTACTCCACAAGACCCAGTACATACTCATATTACAGAAGTTGGTTCAAGTGGTATTTTACAGGATATGGGTATTCCTTATCTTCCAGTAGGTATATCAACTTTTAATAATATTATAGTTATCAAACAATCTGAAGGCAGTTTATATTCATTCAACAATCACGCAACAAATACACATCGTGGTTGGACTATGGATGATACAATGAGACCCGTAATGAGTATTAGAGTGAATAGTTCTGGAACTACTATAGCAGATTTGGCAGAAATTACGGAATATGAAATTGGAAATAATAATGCC